GCAGTTTTTGCCATTACACTTTTTTAGATAAATATTTAATTATTGGTTTTGGTCTCTTCAATATGTTTTTGGATTAAATATTTACGTACATATGTTGGCATATTCATAAACTCGGAATACTGTGTTCTGAATATTCTTGAGAAATAATAAAACTCGTCTAATAGAACGGTCTTATATTGATAAGAAAGGCCGAAAAAATTCCACCCCAAAAGTGATATCAATTACCACTTTTTCTCCTGACGGGGCTATAACTTCTTTTGATAGGTCTAATCTTGGTTCATTATCCAAAATAAATCTTCTAATAAATTTAGAATCGGAGATCGGCATTTGTTCAACGAAGACACTGATTTTGTTTCTATCTTCATCACCATCAATCGCCACTATGTGTTTTAATAATTTGGTTGTAACGACAGGTGCAGTTCTTTCAGAAGGATATGATTTAACAATTCTATCAATCTCTATCTTATCCCACACACTTAATAATTTTAAAGTTACTGTTTTTTTAGATACAGGTAAAACCGTTTGGAAATATCCGTTTTCGTCAGGTTCTACCGCTGTCTTTTTATAATTTAATTCGTCAAGCATTATACTTGTATTAAATCTTTCTTCAGTTTCAGGGTCAGTCGCAGAAACTCTATATTCAGGACCAAAAGAAGTGTTACGTAAGAAAAGTAATACCGCCTCAATATCACCATCCAAAAGTTCTTCAGGTCTGATATCTCTCTCATAAATTTTATTTCTTAATAAAGGTAAAATAATACCTTCATTAACGTTTTTTCTATAATCAACTTCAGCCAAGATATTTTCATCGGCGGCAGTTAAGTAACCAACTTTAATTGATTTCTTTTTTGATTTGTAAAACTTACCTTGTGTTGGTAATTGAATTACGTCGTGTGGTAAATTAAATTCTGCTTGTCCAGCACTATATACATCTTGTTCCATAAACTTCTTTTTATAATTAAAAATAAAAAAGACCTACCACTAGTAAAGTGAATAGGTCTTTAATTCGTATGTTTTTTTTTACTATTAGTATACCAAGATACAACGGTCCATTCTCATGTTCGCAGATATTTTAGCAATACCGTCACTTGAATAAGATAACGATCCACCGTCATATCCTGTTAGGAATGTACCTTCTAAAATCCATTTCTCGACAACAACACCTGTTGGATCTAACATCTCAAGGTCAACGTTCTTTTTGTAACCTGCGGCATAACCCATACGTCCTGTTACTGACTCAGCACATAAACGGATCCATTCCATAACTGCTTGTGATGCTGAAGGACCGATTGGGTCACGGAAAGTTACAGGAAGTTCTTGCCAAGTAAAACGACCTGCAACATATGTTGACGTATTTAAGAATTGGATTTCTGTTGAACCAATTTGTAGTTTTGGTCTAGAAGTCGTCTCAACGTACCACTCATTGATACCAAGTGATGATGGAAATCTCAAAATCCATCGGTTCTCCCTTTTTGGTTCGTAAGGGATCGGCATTTTCATTAACAAATCAGCCATATCTTATTTTTTAAATTTTTCTTTTATTTTTATTATAAATAGTGTGAAATAAAAATTTTTCTATTTACTTCAATTATTTTTTAAATTATATCTCTACTAGACCAGTTTATATTAATATTTAGTTTTCTTTCCTCCTCCAGTATGATAGATTTCTAAACCAGATTCATCATCAAAATGTTTCTTCATCGCTTGAACGTTTCTTAAGTCATCATCTGAAAAACCAATATAAGGAACAAAATAATTACTAATTTTATTTTTCATAAATGCTTTTTCTTGTAATTGTCTAGATAGATTATTAACATAAGTCATAAATTCTTTCATAGCATCAACTTTTAATTGTTCAGGATTTGCAGCAGAACCTTGACCAAAACTAACAGGGTGATATCTATTCATATCTAAATATGATCTCACTAATTCGTCGTCAGACAAATCTTCTTCATCCGCCAACTCTCTATATTTTTTTAAATTTTTAACCAGTTCTTTTTCATTTAAACCGTGTTTGTTCTTTTTAATTAGGTTGTAAACCGCATTTTTAAGAACTGAAGGTGTGTGTCCTCTTGCTGTGATGATTGAAAAAACGGATCCATTATTAACCGCCTCAACAAAATCATCCCACGCCGGTCCTGTAGGTGCTTTCATTGCATCTCTTAAGAAACCTTTATCACCAGGTACATTGAAATCTCTGAAGGGGTTTTCATCGAAACCTACTATGGTGTGTCCCTCATATTCGAATGGTTCTTTACCAATTTCAGTTCTGTACTCGGCAAAATCTTCTGTTGACATACCAACAACCTTACCTTTATCATCTTTAGTATAAATCTTTGTTGGCATATACATAAGATTATCATCCCAGTCAAAAGCATAATACTTCATCGTAGGTTTCATTTGATCGTGAATGATCTCAGAAATAATCTGTCTTACTACTTTTTTATAATTCATATAAATAAATATCTCATTAAATAAAAAAAGGGGAAACTTTCGTCTCCCCTTTCATATGAATATAAACCAACTTATATATTCTCAAACGATGCTCCTGTCGGAGTGATGTAGAATGTGATGTCGATGAATTCAAGTGATCTTGTAGGTTTGATGTAAATCTTACCTGTCAATTGGTTTCTATCGATATCTTCAGGATCGTTGGATACAGTAACTCTAAAGTCATATAAACCACGATCTCTTCTGATCGCATCTAAGATTGGGTTAACCGCGTTTAAGAAATCTTGTCTTACCTGTGCGTCGTTTTGTTCAAACAATAGTCTCACTGAAACTGCTGAAATCAACTTACGAGCTTGTAATAACAATCTTCTTACGTTGATTCTGTCAAGAGCAGATTCTCTAACTTGTAAAGTTTTGTTACCCCAAATTACAGTTCCAACATCAGAGAAGGTTGCAATTGGGTTAATTCTACCTACGTAAAGAATATCTCTATCTTCTTGAGTCAACTTCTTACGAGCCTTGATACAGTTAACAATACCACGAGTGTAACCCGCCGCAGCGAACCAAGGGAATGCGATGTTATCTGTCAACGCTAAGTTTCTTGTTACTTCAGCTGTCGGTGGGATGTAAATTTGTGTATTGTTTACACTATCTCTTGTTAATACCCACGGATAGTAAGTAGCAGTATAGTTAGAGTCGATTCCTGTGTTGTCTAAGTTGTCAACCGCCTCAGTTGGGTAGATTAAGAAATCTTGACCATTAAGAGATGGTACATACATATCAACGTCAGGTGTTGTACATACATAAAGTGAATCCGCTCTGTTAAATTCAATCATTTCAATTGCCGACTCAACTAAGTTACTATTATTAACATAGTCAATACCCGGAGTTACAAACACGTTGATGTTTACCGCTTCAGGGTTTGCAAATGTTTGTTGACCTAACAAGTATGCGTAGTAGTCAGAGTTTGCGAAGTTTTGAGTACCGTCACCTAAAGAGATTTCTTTAAATGCTCCCCATCCTGTAGCGTTAGGGTATCTTGTTGAAGGACAAGCCCCTCTTAAGAATCCGCTTCTACCGATTTGGAATTGGTCTGTGTTTGTTCTCCACTCTCTGTAGATATCCCATCCATCAAAACCACCTTGTACTAAGAATGTAAACTTACGAGCGAACAATCTATAGTATGCGTTTGTTGGTAATTCAGGATCAGTAATGAACGGTGAGTTACCACAGATAAATCTTGGGTCACCACTTGTTGAGAACTCAGGTCCGATTGTTAAACCACTTGCATTTACGTCCATGTGGAAACCTGCAGATCTGTAATTAAATGGTAAACCATCGATATCACAAGAATTGATTGGATTTCTCTTACCAACATATTCGAAGTAAGCTGGATCCCAACCTAAACTGTTAGATATACCTAAGTAAGTTCTTCTTACGTTATCTCCCGGGCTAATTAACGCGTTATCGTTACCTGAAGATAAACCAAATGGTGGGTTATAAATTACTTCACCAGGGAAGTCATATTTACCTTTAATGATTGGGAATGGTGAATTAGCACCTGCGTAGTTTCTAAAGTTGAATCCGTTGAAACCACAAGGTAATGCGTCAATTGGAGCATCTTCACTCATTTCAATCATTACATATCTTGAGTTCAATGCGTACTCACCATCTAATGTACCGATCTTATTAGCAACGAAGTTGTTTTCAGTTGGGTTCATAGTACAGTTCGTAAACTTCTCAAGTACAACTGGATTTGCGTCAGTATCAAAATAATCACGGATCAATACATCAAACGTTAAGTTGTTATATGTTTGGTTGATGATTGAAATTTTTACTAATGTGTTGGCAGCATCACCATCAGATACTGTGTAGAATCTAAATAAGTCATAAACTTTATTACCTCTTAATTCAGACACAACAAAAGGTGAAACTGGTGTTTGCCATTTGTCTAAGTACCAACCAATTGAGTCAGGGTCACCACTTTGTGCTGAGTCTAAAGCTATTAAGTTAGGATTTAAACCTTTAATGTAACCTTTTCTCCAAGAGTAATTTAAGAATGATTGGAACACTTCTTCAGCAAATACGGGAACTTCGATTCTTGGTTTTTGGAAGTTAGTGATACCAAATACTTTAGTGAAGTACTCAGGATCGTTTTGAGTAAGAGATGTCTCAAATTTAAATGCCGTACCAAATTTATCAGTAACGTTCACACCAAATGTTAAATATGGGTTTTTAAGTACTCCCGCATATTGACCTGTCATATCTAATGTTACATCAGATGTACCTGTTACTGAATAAGTAGGGTTAACATCAGTTGTGTAAGTTGAGATACCTCTTGATCTTAATGTACCAACAACAACATTATCGTAATCAACATAAGATGTACCTGTATAGTAGTAGATCTTACCAACGATAGTACCTGAATAACAATCAATGTTTACAGGTGTTGGTGTAGGTGTTGGT